GTGCGAGTGCGGCGATCATTGAAGGCCCCAGTCGTACCCGCGCCACGGCGCGAGGGCCACGCCAGTAGACGCGTCCGTGTCCCACTTGGTCCACGCGTCCGGCGCGGCCTCGAACGGGTCGCGGGCCGTGGGCAGTTCGTCCCATGGGATTTCAACCACGCGGGCCATGAGCGCGAACAGGTGAGGGATTGAAAGCGTTTCCTTACTGGTGTGCTCGTTCTGGTACCCGACAGATATGTTTGTGCACTCTGGGATTGAATCAATAAATTCGCACGTGTCCGTATAAACGCCCGTAGGGTCTGGCGCGTACATGAGTGCGTCCGTACTGAGGCAATCACTGAGCGCGTCCGCGAACGTGTCCGAACACGTGCGCCCGTACGACTGGTGAGTGATAACGCTCGAAGTCCCGCGGCGATCGAACGCGACAGCGCGATCGAATTGCTCGAGTAGTTTGTACTGTTCGCCTGCGAGGTGTCGCGCCCCTTTCCCGCCTCGTTCCTCGCCACGCGTAAAAATGTAATACGCGGGTATCGCGTTACGAATGAGGTGCAACAAAACCATAATACCCGCGCCATCGTCCGCGCCCAAACACTGGCCCCGTGTTCGCACAAGCTGGTGCACTGGATCGTAATAAACAGATTGAAAGCCTGAGGCGTGGTGCACTGTATCAACGTGGGCCACAAATAGCGTGCGGTGACTTTTGAGCGTGCGCAAGTCTAAATGCACGTTGCCAAATGAATCAGCGCGGGCCGTGGGGATTGACAAGAGGTAATCGCGAATAAAGCGGGCCTCTGTTTTGCTGCGGTCTGGCCTGCAATGCGACAGCAAGCGCAGCACGTAATCAATGCGGGATTGAGTGATTTTCATTTTTGAAATTTCCTTGTGTTTTTTGTCCCCGGGATCCCGGGGAAATTTTTTAAGCGTATGCGGCGTGAGATTCGAGCGTGTTTGGGTGCACTGTGACGGTCACGCTTTCCGTGTCGTTGCTGTACCACTCGCCCGTGATTTCATCGCGCCATGCGTCCGATTCGTCCGCGTACATAGAGCCATTGTCCGCGGCCTCCGCGAGGTGCACGTAATCATCCAGTTCGTCAATGTGCACGTAATCATCATTCGAGAGCAATACGGCATTGTCGATATGGCAATACTCACCGTTCGCCAGTTCGATAATCCCGTTATCTCTCATGTAAGTAATCACGTACCAATCATTCTCAACGCACTCGCAATCTTCTTCCGGCATTAAATAATCGTGCCCGTTGCGGCCCGTGGCGCGAACGTAAGCGCCATCTATGCAGCTATCGCAAATGCGCGTGTTTTCGTGATAGCCAACCATTGAGGTGCAATCTTCATCTACGTGCTCGTTGCAAGCCTCGCAGCGCACGAGATTTTCGACAGTGATATACCCGCCTTGGCCCGTAGAGAAAGGCCCGTAATGCGACACTTCAAAATGATTGCCGCAATCGCTAACACTATTGCAATCGCCATCGAGGTACGGCATTAAATATTCGCCTTCCTCGGCCCCGTCAATTTTCGCGAGGTGCAAACCTTGCGCCCAGCCTGAGGCCTTTTCATATCCTAATTTTTTAAGCGTGGCCTCGATACCTTGGTCAGTGCTCGAATATCCATCTGGCGTGTCGCGTCCGTACGAGCGCACAAAATGCGGGCCACTGTCCGCGGTCCCAGTGTGACAAATGCAGCGCCCCATGATGCGCCCGTGTGCGTCCGTCCTAATCATCATTGACCAGCCCAGCGCGGGCCTGTACACGTTGTAGGGGTGCGTGTCCGCATCGCTGAAGTTGCGCCCGTCCATGCAGGACTGCGGACCCTCAATAATGGCCCGTAGCATCGCCTGCATATCGTGCGTAATGTCGAATGAGTCTGGCGTGACAGTTGCGACTAAATCGCGTATGAGGTGATCCGGCATTGTGGGCGCGTGTCGTTTTAGGTATCGGCCCACTGTGGTGACAGTCTGGCGGTCCGCGGCCCCGTCCGCATCGTTGCGCGTGTATGCAATCTTGAGCGCGTCCCCGTCCGATACGTGGGGCCACTCCAAAATCATCTCGCGCCAGTCGCGCAAGTGTTCGCGCAAATTGTCAGTAATTAAAATTTCACTGATTGATGGGTGCAATTCAGCGCCCAATTGTTCGCGTGCGTGCCATGGTCGCGACACGCTTAGTATCTTTTTTAGCGCAGTAAAAAAGCACCAAAAATCATCTGGCGCGGCCCCGTAGTGATAGAGCGCGGCGTGAGGTGTTGCTGGCTGGGTGTTGCGAGGTGTGAAGGCAAATAATGCAGGCATTTTTAGTACTCCAAAAAGCGGGCAAATCGCGGCCCGTTGCGCGTGGATCAATCAATAAAAAACTGCGAGGGAAACAAACAAAACAAAAGCGGCGGCGGTCATCAGGACCACGCATAAAACATCTTCCCAGAATGAATATTTCATTTTTTGCCCCTTGCTTTGCGGGCCTCACTTATGCACTCAAAAATGAGGCCCAGCCCGTAGGGCACGCCAAAAATCAAACCGAAGGTAATTAACAATTCAATCATTTCGTATCACTCCAAAGTGCAGGCAATTCGCGGCCCGTCTCGCGTTGTTTACTAAGTACTACGCGCTCGACTTTACTCTTGTTTGTGAATAAGCGCAAACCTATACACGTTGTATGTAAGTACACGGCAAAAATGACAAACACGGTCTTTTATAACTTGTGGAAATATGCCCAGAAAGGCCCTTAAATAGCCCGTGGTGGCGTTTTCTCGCGTATTGATACCCTTGCATTACTTGCCTCGCGTTCGCGGCACCTGCGAGGTTTGCCGTTTAAACGTGTATAGAAGGCCGTGGTGACACGAAAATAATTTCCACGTGGGGGTGCAAGGCCTCGCGACAAAGTACGCTCAAAACGCGCATTTTATACAATCGTGGTTTATACTCGCGTCATTCGCTTGCAAGAAAATACAGGACGTGATACCAAAATGAGTGCAATGCAAACCACGCAAAAAACACCAGCGAAAAGAGGCGCGGGCCGTCCTACTTACTTCAGGCCTGAGATGATTGACAAGGCCCGCGAGTATGTTCGCGCTGGGTTTACGCGAGAGGATATTGCTGTGCAATTTGGCGTGAACGTGTCTCAGGTTTACGAGTGGCAAGCAAAAAATCCCCAGTTTGCCGAGGCATTAAATCAAGAACGCGTGATTGCAGATACCGCGGTGGCCTCGGCCCTGTACCAGCGTGCGACAGGCCAGACGCGCAAAGTCACGCGCAAAGTGGTAACAGCCGCGGACGGTACGCAAGAGACGCACGAGACATACGAAACCCTCCCGCCAGACGTGAACGCGGCGAGATATTGGTTAAACAACAGAGCGCCCAAGGTCTGGCGCGAACGGTCCGAAGTGACAGGCGCGGACGGTGCCCCAGTGGCTATCGCGCTCTCATGGCTGGGGCCAGCGTCCCGCGGCCTTGTGCTCGATGCTGAGACCATCGAGCCGCGGCCCGTATCCGGCCCAGTTGAGGGCTAACCCCTTGATATATAACGGAAACCCGCGGATTACTAATCCCCGTAAACGTGCCCGTGCGGACGGATGGGGGGTATCCCTTACGCTAGAAAGCGTACGCCTACGGGTAAACCTGTACGCTATTTGGCCTATGCTATCAGGGAAAACCCTATGACGCAGCGCAACATGAAGGAAATTTTAGGGGAGTGGGGGTGTATCAACCCGGTGGTGGGGGGCCTAGGTCGCGGACAGGGCCTATATGTGAAATTTTTGCATTTTTTGATTCAAAAAGTAACTAAGCACCTCTTAGCCATACCCCACGAGCCTTCTTACCGAAAGCACGTAGCCGTATTTCTTCACGCCAAAGTCCCCAAAAGGCATCCGCACCCAGCCCCATTTCCCACCCCCGCACAGCCATGAACATCCAAGAGTACGCCCCGCGCCCTTTTGCGATGCCTTTGCATAACCGAAAGGCACGGTGGACCACGCTGGTCTGTCATCGCCGTGCGGGAAAGACAGTCAGTTGTTGCGCCGACCTCATTGTTGGCGCATTAGAGACCCCATACCCAAACCCACAGTTCGCCTACCTCGCACCTTTCCGAGATCAGGCCAAGCGCGTGGCTTGGGCGTACTTGAAAGACCTATCTCGCCCCCTCTGGGCGCAAAAACCCAACGAGTCAGAGTTGACCGTGTTCATTCGCAACAGCAAGGGCGGAGTGAGCAAGATTTTTGTGGCTGGAGCAGATAACCCAGACTCATTGCGTGGCCTGTATTTCGATGGCGTGGTGTTGGATGAGGTAGGCGACATGAGACCAAGTATCTGGTACTCCGTATTGAGGCCCGCTTTGAGTGATCGCCGCGGCTGGGCAATATTTGCGGGGACTCCGAAGGGCAAAAATATGTTCTGGAACTTGCGCGAAGAAGCGCGGTTGAATTCAGAGACGCACTTGTTGATTGAGGTCAAAGCAAGCACGAGTGGCTTGCTCCACCCCGATGAATTGAGAGACGCGAAGGCTCAGATGACGGACGCAGACTACGAGCGCGAGTTCGAGTGTTCGTTTGACGCAGCGATTCCGGGGGCGTACTGGGCCCGCGAGATTGGAAAAATTTATGACGCGGGTCAAGTCAAAGACTTCCCCGTGGATAAGACGTTGCACGTTGAGGTGGTGGCAGACCTTGGTTACACGGATAGCTGTAGCTGGTGGGTCTGGCAGACGACATCAGAAGGCTATCGGATTATTGATTTTTACGAGGCCAATAGTCAGGCAATTTCGCACTACGTCGAGTGGATCAAAGCACTGCCGTACACAGTAGATAAGGTTTGGTTGCCACACGATGCGAAAGCAAAGTCGTTGCAGACGGGGCGCTCGATGGTCGAGACGTTCTTGAGCCAAGGCATCAAGCCCGATTTGGTCCCCGACATGGGGCTGCAAGATGGTATTGAAGCGGCTCGTCAAGTCATACCGTTATGTTGGTTCAACGAGCAATCGACTTACGAAGGGCTGGAACATTTGCGTGCGTACTCACGCGAGTGGGACGAAAAGAGTGGCACGTTTAGACAGAAACCTAAACACGATGCGCACAGCCACGCGAGTGACAGTTTTAGGTACTTAGCGATTGTGGCGAAGAAATTAAAGATTAGAAAGCAGCGCGATTTTTCAATAGAAATAAACGACACACCAGACGTGCCCCAGCAGTACCAGTTTTGCTTAGATGACATCTGGGACACCGCACCGAAACAACTTAAGAGGATTGGATAATGAGCCAGTTTAACGATGGTATGGAGAGGCCCGACGACAACACGCCAGCGGGCTTGGCACTTCGGTGGAACAAAGAGATCGAAGCGTCTGGCAAAGAGGTGCTGAAGTGGCACGAGGATTCTAAAAAGATCACCAAGCGGTACTTGGACCAGCGCGATGGTTTTGAAGAAGGCCAGAGTCGCGTGAATTTATTTTGGTCAACGATTGAGACGATGAAAGCAAGTCTCTATGCACGACCACCGAAGGCCGATGTATCAAGGTCCAATTACGATGCGACTGACGATGGGGCGAGAGTGGCGGCCACCATGCTTGAGAGAATTTTAAATAGCGGCTTGAGCGAGGACGGGTCGGACTTCGATGCGTCATTGCGCCACGGCATCAGTGATTGGTTGATCGTGGGACTGGGCCAGATTTGGCTGCGCTATGAGGTTGAGACTGAAGTTGTGCGAGTGCCCGCAATCATGCACCCAAGTGGTGTGGAGATGCAGCCCGAGGCTGAGTATGAGCAGATTACCTCCGAAGAAGTGGCAACCGATTACATCTATTGGGCCGACTTCTTTTGGTCGCCAGCACGTACGTGGGATGAAGTGCGCTGGGTGGCGAGACGCACGTACTTGACTAAAGACAAAGCCGAAAAGCGATTCGGTAAGGTCATT